ATGCAAGCCATCATCGAAACCAATAGGGGCTGTCCGTTCCCATGTAGTTTCTGCTATTGGGGACAAGGTGGGTTAAGCAGGAAGTATCGTTTTCACGGAGTGGACAGGGTAAAACTTGAGATTGAATGGGCCGCGAAGAACAAGATCAAGTATTTATTCAACGCCGACTCAAACTTCGGGATGCACAAGCGCGACGAGGAAATTGCACAGATATTGATTGATACCAAAGTCAAGTATGGATTTCCTGAGAAGTTTAGAACGTGCTTTGGAAAGAACTCGGACGAACGTATCTTTCAAATAGCCTCAAAACTTCACGACGCAGATATGGAGAAGGGTATAACACTAGCCATTCAAAGCAACACGCCACAAGTGCTTAAAAATATCCAGAGGCAGAATATCAAGATGGAAGCGTATCGCTCTCTCCAGACCAAGTTCAATGAAAAGAACGTGCCTGTCTATACGGAACTTATTTTGGGGCTTCCCGGTGAGACTGTAGAAACGTGGAAGCAAGGAATCGAGACTCTTTTACAGGCGGGTTTGAAGAACCAGCTATTCGTTTATCTATGTCAGGTATTTCCAAACACGGAAATGTCAGAGGTTGAATATCAGCGTAAGTTCGGCATCAAGACTCTGCCGATTGAACTCAATGAGATTCACGGCGCTATCCATGAATCCGGTAACACCAAGGAATACGAGCATATCATCGTGACCACGGACGCCATGACGTTGGAAGACTGGAAGCAGATGGTGCTGTTCTCATGGCTCACGATGGTTCTTCACAGTCTAAAAGTCGGCTTTTTCATCATGCTGTATCTGGCTAAACGGCATGGGCGGTCTTATACAGATTTCATTAGTCACGTTCTGAAGTCTGAAAAGCGCGCTATCAAAGCAGAGATAGCTGAATTCAAGTGGCAGATAGACAGAATCCTTGCTGGTCATGGCAGGGGGCGCGAGATTGAGGGTTATGCTCCTATTTATTGGGACGAGGAAGAAGCCAGTTTCTTGCGGATTTCAGAGGACAGGTTCAGGTTCTATAACGACTTGTTTGATTGCGTTCAAGAGTTTCAGCATTGTGACTTTGAAGAACTGCAGGAGGTTGTTCGCTATCAGAAATTGAGAATACCGACTTTTGGCGAAACTGAATACCGGACTTGGTTTCGATGGAACGTAGTTGAGTATTTCGACAAGATTCTTAGCGACAACCCGATTGAATTAACTCGCGTTCGTCAGATAGCCACATTCACTTCAAAGCCATTCAAAGATAAGAACCAATTTGCAAAGGAAACTCTGATGTGGGGCAGGAAAAGCGGCACGATCATGAATGAAGTGAGCTACCAATGAAGGGTCTTTTCATCGTCACTCGCACAAACGAGATGCACAAGCATTACGAGTCCTTTACATGTCTTGGTAATGAAGTAAAGCTCTACACCTACGACCATAGGGCTGACCTTAACAAGTGGGCTAAGGGTGCGGCACTGGACGAGGAAGTTCTGGCGGCTGTTAAAGACTACTCCCCGGACATAATCGTTTATGTAGGAGCCTGTAAGGGCAATTCGCCTTCCCCGGCGTGTTTCAAATCTCTGCGAGACTTCGCGCCTACCGTTCATTTCTGTTCGGATGCTGCTGATGAACCGTGGTGGGAGGAATTGATAATCTTTGATAAGGCTGGTTCGTTCAACGTGCAGGTAGCGTTGGACGGGAATAAAAACTGGCCTTTGCACAACACTCAAATAACCGCCTTGACCCCTATCGACCCGGCTTGCTTTCCGAATCCTCCAACCCCGCACGCTGACAGGTCGGTATATTTCGGCTTTGCTGGAAACGTTGGGAGTGTAAGCAAGCTCAAAGATGGCCGCGTAGTAGGCAGGAGACCTTTGGTAGCGGCTATGATGCAGTTCGGGCTTCAGGTCAGGCAGAGAGACCACGAATCCTTTAAAGACACCTACCCACAAGCGGCTAAATACATGGCTGACTGCCGCATAACCCCTAACTTTCCTGCTACTGGTTCTTATGACCGGATGCACGTTAAGGGGAGAGTGGTTGAAACTGGTTTAGCGGGAGCGATGTTGCTGGAACAGGCCGGTTCTCCAACCCCCGATTGGTTTGAAAAAGGAGTTGATTACCTTGAATGGACGACGATGGATGAGGCAAAAGCAATAGTCGATAAATACATTCGACTACCAGATGAAACTCAAGCCTTTGGTGAGAGGTTGAGAGCCAAAGTCATGGCGAAACATAGTCCAGAAGTGTTTTGGGGAAATATCTTCCAAAGGTGCGGTCTTTGAAAGCATTGTTCGTTACGACTGAGACCAACGAGGTTCCGAAGTATGCTCAGTCCTTTGAGTCTGTTAATGGGAATGAGGCAGACAGGTTCGTTTTCACGCACAGAAGGAAACAGGCGCAAACGCAAGAAATGCTGGATAACGATGTTATCCTAGCGGCGAAAGAATCAATGCCGCAAGTAATCGTTTATCTAGGGGCGTGCGCTGGTTACATCCCGTCCCCCGAAGTCTTCGCTAAACTGAAATCCGAGATAGCGCCTACGGTTTTGATGTGTTCGGATGCCGGGGACGCGAATAACTCGCCTTGGGGCGCTTTGCTGAAGGTCTATGACCAAGCAGACTCTTTCAATGTCGTTGTAGCAATCGACGGACGAAAAGATTGGGAGTTTTCTGACAGACACATTACCGAATTGACCCCTATTGATTACAAACTGTTCAGAAACCCGCCGACCCCGCATAAAGACAGGGAAATGAAGTTCGGGTTTGCAGGGAACATCGGTAGCCATAGGGTTACTAGATTCGGCAAGCATCATCCGACCCCGCGCCGGTTCTGGTTGGAGCACATGGCTAATAACTGCGGGCTGCTATGCAGGAACAGGAGTGACACCTACGCCAGCGATGCTGACGAAACCTATAAGCAATGCGTAGACTTCCTTTGCGACTCACGGATAACCCCGAATTTCTGCGAGACAGGTTCGCATGAAATGACCCACGTTAAGGGGCGTGTAATAGAGGTCGGGCTAGCCGGAGGGTGTTTACTTGAACAGAAGGGGTCTCCAACTTGCAATTGGTTTGAGAGTGGGGTAGATTATTTGGAGTGGGAATTTATACAGGACGTTGAACAGATTTTAGAGCGTCTTGACGACCCGGAAGAATCTCAACAGTTTGGGACGAGGCTACGTGAAAAGGTATTGGCTAACCACACGCCAGAGAAATTCTGGTCTCGCGTAATGGCGAGATTGTGATATTCCTTCAGTCCAGAAAGCGCCGCCAGAGCCTTGAGCGGTTCTTTTCCTTCTCCAAACCTACTGAACGCGGTTGCGTCTTAATTGACGACGACGACGACTCCTACGAAGGCATGTCTTTACCTGCCGGATGGGGTTTTCACCAAGCGCCTAGAGCCAGCGTTGTAATCATCCTGAACCGGGCCTTCCAAGCCTATCCCAATGAACCGTACTACGCGCAAATAGGCGACGATTACGTTTGCCAGCCGGAAGGATGGGACAAAGTACTCGGGGACGCTTGCGGGAGCCACAATATCGCATGGGGGGACGATGGGCGGTTCGGGCCGAAGCTATGTACCTCCTTTTTCGTTGGCGGCGATCTGGTGCGTAAATTGGGCTTTATAGCGCACCCTTCTTTCGGCCATCTGTACGTCGATACCGTCTGGTGGTCGATAGCTAAAGGTGCTGGTATAGGGCGCTACCATCCTGAAATATCAACCAAGCACTTGAAGCTGATTGATAAGACCTATCACGAACGGACTGTTCAGGGTGATTACGAGACATTCAACAAGTTAAGGGAGAAGGAATTGAGCGAACTTATCAACATAGCGGTGAGCCTGAAATGAGGAAGTACCTTCCGACTCTAGCCGACCTGATAGACCGCATGAGTATCTGCCAGCTAAAGGAGATATTCATTCCAGACCAACGCCAAGCCTACAAGGATGAAATATCACTTATCAAGCATGACATTGACCTGATTTTGTCGGAGCGCAGGTTAAACGCGACTCAGGTTCATGCAATCATGGTCATCATGCTGACGAATCGCTACATATGGGAGAACGAATCCAAGGCTCGGCAAGGCGGTTCGGAACAGGACAAGCTCTTAAAACTGACGCATAGCATTAACGGAGTCAGGAACACGGCCAAGAATGTGTTGAGCCATGAAAGCGACGAGCGCGTTGACCTGAAGATAGACTGTTTCTCCGCTGAGTTAATCGAAGAATTTGGGCATTGGGACATATTTTGAGGGTTCTAGTTACCGGCGCGACTGGCATGGTGGGGAGTCACCTGATTGACTACCTGCTCGCCAATACGGATTGGGAAATCTATGGCCTGATTCGCTGGCGCTCGCCATTAGACAATCTTGAGCATATCCTGAACAAGATTAAGTTTGTCTATGGCGATATTCGGGACGACGTTGCATTGAGAAATGCAATTACTCTCGCTAGACCTGATTATGTTTTTCACTTGGCTGCTCAGTCCTATCCAAAAACGTCGTTCGATTCACCTTGCGACACGCTGGATACTAATATTCAAGGGACTGTCCGATTACTTGAGGCGCTTCGAGGACATTTCTGCACCATTCACGTTTGTTCATCTTCGGAAGTCTATGGGCGCACCAAGATAACGCCAATCACCGAAGGCCACGCTTTCCATCCTGCAAGCCCGTATGCAATAAGCAAGGTCGGAGCCGACCTGATAGCTCGGCATTACGCTGAAGCCTATGGCATGAACATAATGACTACGCGCATGTTCACACACACAGGCCCGCGCCGTGGGGATGTATTCATGGAGTCCACATTTGCCAAGCAAATAGCGATGGCAGAATCTGGACAAATACCGCCAGTGATTAAGGTTGGGAATCTTGAGTCCGTGAGAACGATAGCCGATGTTCGGGACGCCGTTAGAGCGTATTACATGCTGCTGACAGTCAATCCGCAACGCGGAGAGGTTTACAATATCGGCGGGAATTACACCTGTAAGGTTGACAATATCCTTGCGACTTTGCTTGCCTTATCTTCAACCCGAATGGAGGTTGAAGTAGACCAAGAAAGGTTACGTCCGATAGACGCCGATAACCAAGTTCCAGACTGCTCAAAATTCATGAATCATACCGGATGGAAGCCAGAGATACCGTTTGAAAAGACCATGATTGACTTGCTCAACTACTGGAGGGAACGTGTCAAAAAACACGCTCATCTGACGCGATGAAATATCCGCTAGTAAATCAGTCTTGGGGGCCAGAGGAACGCGAGGCCATTTTAGAGGTTGTTGATTCTGGACGCTTGACTATGGGGAGCAAGGTCAAAGATTTTGAGGCCGAGTTCGCCAAATATGTAGGCTCCAAGCACGCGATCATGGTCAACTCAGGGTCTTCGGCTAATTTGGTTGCTGCTGCCGCTTTCCGTTATCACCCGAAAGCGCCTATCCGCGATGGCGACGAAGCGATAGTTCCCGCAATCGGCTGGTCAACGACCTATAGCCCGTTCCAGAATCTTAAACTCAAAGTGATTGACGTAGAGCTAGACACGCTGAATATGAATGTCAGTGAGTTAGGTTCTGCGATGCGTGTAAACACCAAACTAATAGTAGGAGTAAGCGTACTTGGAAACCCCGCACGACTGGACAAAATGCGCGAGTTCGCAGACGAACACGGTATATGGTTTCTTGAAGACAACTGCGAGAGCATGGGGGCTACGCTTAACGGAAAGCAATGCGGGACGTTCGGAGACATTGGGACATACTCAATGTTCTTCAGTCACCACCTGAACACTACTGAAGGCGGCATGATCGTTACGGACAACGATATTCTATACGAGTTATGCCTGATGCTTCGGGAGCATGGTTGGGACAGGTGCATTAAACCGGACGGTGGCTTCTATAACTTCGTCGTTCCGGGTTTCAATGTCAGACCGACAGAAATAGCCGGTGCTGTTGGCTTGGTTCAACTGAAGAAACTGGATAAAGACTTGGAGGTTCGACGGGCTAATGCAAAAGTATTCAGGACTGCATTTGGTGGCGACGAGAGATTCATAACACAGCGCGAGCATGGGAATAGCTCTTGGTTCTCGTTCACTATGATTTCTCGCAAAGACAGAAACCCGTTTATCCGCAAGATGGACGATGCGGGGGTTGAGTGCAGGAGTATTTGCGGGGGTTGTTTTGCAGAACATCCGGTTGCAGACAAATACAACTGGTCGGTAAGTGGGGCATTGAAAAACGCCAATGCAGCGCATCATGACGGATGGTTTGTTGGAAACTGCGGGCGCGATCTGACAGCGGAAATCAATCATCTGAAGGACGCGCTATGGACGTAATGTTTGTCAGTCCAGACTCTAGCCGCGAGGTCTATCAGTCGTTGGCTGACGATTACGCCGCTATAGAGCCGCCCGTTTGGTGCTTACTGCTGGCTGGCGCTTTAAGGCCCGAATACGAGGTAGGAATCCTTGACCCCCGCGCAGAAAGATTGGACGACCACGGCGCATGGCTTCGGATTGCAAGGCATAGGCCGAAACTGATTTGCTTTGTAGTCTACGGGCAGAATCCGAACTCAGGCACTACCAACATGGCTGGCGCTGAGAGGCTTGCCAAATACATAAGGTTGATTGACGCCTTCACTCCCATAGCTTTCATTGGCCCTCACGCTTCGGCTTTACCAGAAGAATTACTGAAGTCCGAATACGTCAATTACGTTCTACCCGGCGATGGACTGGACGGGCTACGTCAGATTCTCAAAGAACCTGAAACCGGCGTGGTGCAGAAAAAGATTGTCTGGTCTGGTAAATCGGATTTCAAAGACTACGCTTGGGACTTGATACCGTCACTAGACCATTACCGCTGCCATGTGTGGCATTGCAATTTTGACGAATCCAAGCGTTCGCCGTTTGCTGCGATTTACACTTCGTTGGGATGCCCGTTCAAGTGCGATTTCTGCATGATAAACATGGTCAACCGGGAAAGCCCGGAACAGTTAGACGCCGCCCAAGCATCCGGTATTCGTTATTTCGATCATGATTTCATATTGGGAGAACTCGAATACCTGTATAGCAAGGGCGTAAGGAACGTGCGTATTCAAGATGAAATGTTCTTCCTAAACAAAAATCATTATGTTCCATTGCTACTAGGAATAATAGATAGATGTATCCCGCTTAACCTATGGGCTTATGCTCGAGTGGATACAGTGAGGAAAGATTATCTTGGTCTATTCAAGGCCGCTGGAGTAAATTGGTTATGCCTTGGTATTGAGTCTTCAAACCAGATTATACGGCGCGAGATTTCCAAAGGGTCTTTCGAGGAAGTGGACGTAAGGCAGGTTTGCAAGGAAATTCAGGACGCCGGTATCAACGTGCTGGCTAACTTTATCTTCGGATTGCCTGATGATGATATGGCGTCAATGCAAGCAACTTTAGACTTGGCAAAGGAACTCAATGCGGAACATACGAACTTTTACCCCTGCATGGCGCTTCCCGGCACTCCGCTATATCGTCAGGCGGTTGCTAATGGTACTGCTCTGCCGGATAAATTCTCCGGTTACAGCTTTCATTCTGAGGATTGCCTGCCCCTACCGACCAAGCATTGCACAGCCGCAGAAGTGTTGGCCTTCAGGGATAAGGCATGGGAAGAAGTTTCACTTAACCCTAATTACCTGAAAATGATTGATGAGCGGTTCGGAACGGCATCGCGTATTCAGGAACAAGCCAAGACTAAACTGAGAAGAAAAATACTGGAGAAAGCATGAAAGACCTCCCGCTGCCCCCATGCTTACAAAAGGATATAACGGATGCTGTAATGGCAAACGTTGCAGATACGGAGCCTCATTTTACCTACAGCCACTTGTGGCCGTTCACTTTAACTACTTCCACTACTAAATATGGCTCAAAAACATTCACTCTAGAATTTAGAATAATGAGGAAGTTTTCATTCCACATAGGATTTTTTTGGAAAAGCGAAAATGCTACCTGAAACTCTCAGAGAACGCTGCGTAGCCTTACTCACGCAAGCCGATGACGGGCATCCCGGCTCAGTCATGTCATTGGTGGACTTCGTTGCCGATCTTGGCATCAAGGAGCGGCTGGTAATCAGCGAAGGCCATGCGGCTATGGTCGTTTACCCGTTGCTGCACGAAGCCGGTATTTTAACCGACGAAGACATATCCAATTTCCGCAAAGTCGGAGGTAGACTTACGATGTTCCCGCACAAGGGGATACCCGGAATCCTCTGCGGATGCGGCTCACTCGGTAACGGTATTGGCTACGCCTGTGGGCTGGCTATGGCTGACCCCTCACCGATTACCTGCATCATCAGCGAGGGCGAGTTATACGAGGGGGCTACTTGGGAAGCCCTGATGTTCGCTCGCCACTACAAGCTGAAAAATCTTCGCATCGTCATTAACAAGAATGACGCGATTATCATGGGCAAGCCTGAAGATTGCCTGTCTATCCCTTGGGACGCTTTAGAGCCTTTTGACTGCGAGGTTATCCAGACCGTCAAAGGTAAGGGCGTCCCGGCTTGGGAAGGCAAAGCCAGCAGTCATTATTGGAGCCGAATTTCATGACTCAACAGCGCGAAGCCTTCATAGAAGTTCTGTTCGAGGCGGCGAAGAAAGACCCTCGAATCATTTTCCTGTCGGCTGACTTTGGTTCTCCGAGTCTGGACGTATGGCGTAAAGAGTTACCGGCTCAGTTTGTGCATTGCGGCATCAGCGAGCAGAACATGATTAACGTCGCTGTCGGGCTGGCTTTGGCTGGCAAACGCCCGTTCGTGTTCGCCATGTCGCCATTCTTCCTGCGGGCCTACGAGCAACTGAAAATGGCTGCGATGCACCAAGTCCCCATTACGGTCATTTCCGTGGGCGCAGGGCTGTCCTATGCCGGTTCTGGCCCTACTCACTACGCCACTGAGGATATCGCCTGCTACCGGACTTTGGTGGGGGCGCAGCTTTACACCTGTTCGACCGTCAATCAGGCGAAACTGGTCGCCAAAGCCTCCTTGGTCACTCATGGGATGCTTATTGCAAGACTGGAGCGCGGGGAACTCCCTGAACTCTACCCGGAAATGGACGTTATCCACGGCTATGTCGCATTGCAGCAAACCAATGATGCTGCGCCAGCTATTGCTTGCGGCTACCTAGTCCATTGGCTGAAAAACAAGGGCTGGAACGTCATTGACCTTTACCGGATTAAGCCGATTTCGCCTCAATTAACGGCATTTTTGGGCCAATTTCCATATGTGCATACCTTTGAGGAACAGTATGCTGCTGGCGGCATGGGGGCTGCGGTGATGGAGGCCTTAGCTGACGCCGGTAAAAAGACCCTAGTAATCCGTAAAACGCTCCCTGACCGCCCGATCTACGAGAACGGGACTAGGGATGAACTCCTGAAGGCTGCATGGTCACTATAGCCTGCGTATTGCGTTCTGGAGGGGGTTACGACTGCTCTTGGGCTGAGAAAATCAAGGCTATGGCGGCGAGGAACCTGACCATACCCCATAAATTCGCCTGTCTCTCTGACCTGAAAGACGCTCCAGACCGCATACCGCTTCCCCATAATTGGGTAGGGTGGTGGGCAAAATTGGCCTTATTTGCTCCTGACTTGATTGAACCGCCCTATCTTTACTTCGACCTTGACACCGTGATTTGCGGCAATTTCGACAAATTGACTCAGATTCCGGTCGATTTCGGCATGTGCCGCAACTTCAATAACCCTGAAATGGTCAATTCCAGCGTGATGCTGTTCAACAAAGTGCCGACTCAGGTCTATGAGAAGTTCGCCAAGCAGCCTGACGCCTATATTCACCACTACAACCGCATCGCAAACGAGACCTATGTAGGCGATCAGGCGTTCATTTGGGACGCCCTGCACCGTAAGGTTGACTTGCTAACAGATTCGTTTAAGGGTATATATTCGTACAAGCGGCACTGTACGCGCCGTTTACCATTGGACACGGCGATCGTGTGCTTTCACGGCCATCCAAAACCCTTGCACGTTTCAGACGAGTGGGTTAAGGAGCACTGGCATGACGATAAGCACGTATGCAAAAAAACGGTCAGCAGCTAAATCTCTAGGGGCCAAAAGATATTTTACTGGAAAGCCGTGCAAACAGGGGCATATATCTACTAGATTTACATGTTCAGGGACATGTTGTGAGTGCCTATTTATCCGCTCAAATACCCCGGAAGCCAAGATACAAAAATATAAAATAGCTTCTCTGAGGATTAAAAATAATAAAGAAAAATATAACAAGAAAGCTAGAGACTGGAGAAATAAAAATCCAGATAAAGTGCGCGCTATATTGCAAAGATACCGGGCATCTGAAAATGGCAAACAAGTATATCGAGGATGCAGTCGTTCCTATGCAATAAAGTTCCCTCAGCGTAGAGCGGCTAATGAAAATGCGCGCAGGGCTATAAAAATTAACGCCATGCCCGCATGGGCAGACAAAGAAAAAATATCAGAATTCTATAAAAATAGACCCCATGGATATCATGTAGATCATGTAATCCCTTTAGTAAATTCTAAGGTATGCGGACTTCATGTTATTGAAAATCTTCAATACCTGAAGCCTGTAGATAACTTTAGAAAACACAATAAATTTGAGATTTCCTAATGGCTATTACAACTTATAGCCAATTGGAGACCGCGGTATCTAGCTGGCTAGATATTAATTCTGGAGACATATCGAGCCAAATAGCCGATATTGTAATGCTCGCGGAACAGCGGATTCTGCGGGAAGCCAGAACCAAAGATAACGAAGCTACCCTTGCGCTGACCATCGGCGCGACTGGTGTTGCAGCGCTCCCCGCTGACTATGTAGCCCTAAAGTTCTGCTATATCACGACCAGCCCTTCATATGCGCTGGAAAGGCGTTCGGCTGAATGGATTTACTCCGAGTACCCTGCTCGGACATCTTCAGGGATGCCAAAGTTTATAGCAAGGGAAGGCTCTAACTTCATCTTTGGCCCCTACCCGGACTCTGGCTATTCGATAGCGGGCGTTTATTACAAGACGCTCGGCCCGCTGTCCAGCGCGGTCTATAACTTGTTCACCAACAATCCTGACCTCTATCTATTCGGCTGTTTGGCTGAAGCTGAGTTAATCATCGGGCGCGACCCGCGTGTAGCGATATGGGAGTCGAAGTACCAAAGGATTCTGTCGGACGTAAATGGCTTCTCCAAGGCTGAAGATAACTCCGGTAGCACTTTGAGGATGCGCCTTGGATGAGCCTATTCCGGCTTGACCTAGTAAACACCATTGGAGCGCGTGATACCTCTACAGACCGCGACGAGAAAATAGTCAATGGGTATGCTGAGATTGATTCTCAACGACACGCTGTTAAACGTCCCGCGATGGTTGGGGCATATACAGCTATTCCCGGCCATAGCTCGGCTAGTTTCATGGGGCAAGGTCTATTTAGTTGGGGTTCTGCAACGGCTTTATCATCCGCATCTTCTGGTAACTCAGGCGGCTTCGTTGCTATCCGTGGCGATACGTTGGATACCAGCCCTTCCAAGCGCCGTTCTTATTGCCTGTTCACGGTTCAACCCTCAAGCACTGGCCCCGGCTTGGCTATGTCGCCACCCCCTGTCGTTAAAGTTTACGACGCAATGGGGAACGTCTTAACCAACTACAGCGGCAACGTGACCATCACTCTAGGCCCAAGCAATCCGAATAACGGTCTGTTATCAGGAACGACCACGGTAGCCGCATCTTCAGGTGTTGCGACATTCAGCAACCTGATTATTGACCGGATTGGTTCCTACACTTTCATAGCGACTGCCGCATGAGTATCAGCAAGAAAAGCAATTCTTTCTCATGTGAGGCGTTCTTGGCTTTCACCAGTCAACCCGCTGGTGGCCCGATAAACACGCCATTTAGCGCGGTAGTTACTGTGCAGGATACGCATGGCGCAACCATCACGGGTTATACCGGGAACGTAACAATATCGAAGGCTTCCGGCACAGGCACCTTATCAGGAACATTGACGGTTGCTGCCGTTGCTGGCGTTGCAACATTTAGCAATCTGTCAATTGACACGGCTGGATTCTTCACTCTTTCAGCCGCTTCTACAGACCCGACAACTTCAACTGTTTTAACAGCAGTTACCAGCAGTTCATTTGCGGTGGGGCTATGGACTTTAACAGCGGATTCTATATCCGGTGGTGATATATTTGGGATGAATTTTGCGTTAGGGTCTATTTCTCCGACGACCTACAGCGGAAGCACAATCCAATTACTCGCCAATCAAGTTTCTACATCTAAGCTATGGATTCAAATTCAGGGTGTCCATGCACAAAGTTTCTTTACCTCTATAACCGTGAACGGAACCACCCTGACTTCCGCAAGCGCCACTACATTCACTAATGGCACAAATAGTTATTGGGAATGGACAGGACAGGCTGGCGTAATCCCATCTATAGGCTCTTACACAGTAGCGTTCGCATGACCACATACTCAATAAGCACGCCTCCCGGTGGGCTTCGCTATCAAGCGAAGCAAGAGCTTAACGGCGGAGCTTTGTTCGTCAAGAACTCAAGCATCGCTTATCGCCTTACCTCCAGTGGATTCACTCAAATAACCGATGTTGATTACCCCAAGTCAACCGTATGGGGAGTGGTTTACCTAGACGGATATATGTTCGTTCAGGAGTCCTCCAGCGGCAGGATTTATAACTCCGACTCCCTTGATTCAACGTCGTGGGGCGCGTTGAATTACATCGTCCCTGAGAAAGAGCCTAGCTTGGCAGTAGCGATAGCCAAGTCGCTTAATTACTTGGTCGCGTTTAAGTCATGGGACACGGAGTTTTACTATGACGCTGGTAACGCCGCTCCCGGCTCGCCACTTTCTACCGTGGACAGTTCGTACCTGAAACTCGGATGTGCTTCTGCTGACAGCATAATTGAGTTTGATGGTGGAATTGTGTTTATGTCCAAGCGGGACAATAATCAGAGAAGCCGCGAGATTCATGTTCTCAATGGACTGACTCCGAAGAAAATCAGCACACCGGAAATAGAGAGGCTGATTAACGGCGACGACCTTTCGACGCTCTACGCTCTTTATCTCAGCACGGCGGGGCATCAGTTCTACGTCTTGACTCTAAAGACTCTTGGCATAACCATCGTCTATGACTTTAACAACGGCGAATGGTATCAATGGACGATGCTTACGGCTGCAACTGCTCAGTCTGTTAGTGCAAGCAATCTGACTAGCTCCAGTGGCATAGCAACTTGCACTATTACCGCGCACGGATTCTCCGATGGAGATACGGTAACTGTCGCAGGAGCAAATCAGTCTCAATATAACGGCGACCAAGTAGTAACTATTTCTGACGCAAACACATTCACCTATCCGATAGACGATACGCCTGTCAGTCCAGCTACAGGAACGATTACCGCGACAGGATATACGGAGAGTTATTTCGCTTTCGTGTCATATGCTCAGTTCGCTAATGTTGACTTGGTTCAGCATGAGACTAACGGCATTATCTACGCTCTTGCGCCTTCGCTATTCAAGGATGATGGGACACCAATTCAATTCGTTCTGCATACTCAGAATTGGGACAACGGGAATAACTATCGAAAGACTGTAAACTCAGTTCGGCTTGTTGGCGACAAAGTAACCGGGACTGGATATATTCGTTATTCCGATGACGACTCACTGACAAACTCATCCTACAGACCGATTGACTTGAGCGTTCAATCAGCGGCTATGTGGCGAATGGGGCAGACTCGGCGTAGGAATTACGATGTTAAATACATAGACGATACGGCAGTTCGTTTTGAAGCAATAGAGCAATTCTTTACACAGGATCAATAATCATGGCTGACTATACTTTTGGATACGGCGGCTCACCCGGAGACTACCTTTATGGTGGGAATGACCAACTAGCCAACCTCTCCCGACAGCAAGCAAGCCAGTCTCTTGGATATGGCGATGTTGCCGCAGGGTATGCAGACCCCGTTCGCGCACAGCGAGGTCAGTATCAGGAAATGCTGAAAAATCTCCTGACTAATCCTAATGGCGCTTTGTCCAATGACCCTACTCTGAAATTCCTCCAGAACCAAGGGGCGGCAGCAGTAAATGCTCGCAACGCTGCTACCGGAAATCTTCTAAGCGGCGGTGGGCAAGTGGCCTTACAGGACAGGGCGCAGGGAATAGCTGCTTCCTACATTCCTCAGTTAGCCGGTCTCTACGGGCAGTTCGGTGGATTCAACACAAGTAATCCCGGTGCTGCTGGAAGGTCTTACGCTGAATTTGCTGCGCGCTCGCAAAATCAGAATCAACAAGCGTTAGCACAACGTAATGCTCCTACTGGTGGAACTGGATTGCCAAGCGGAGGAGGCGCAGGATCCTTCGGCGGTGGTTCTTCGCCAGCATATAGCCCGCCTGTCAGTAGCCCAAGCGGAACTTCATCTAATTTCGTTCCTTATACCGGAACCAATGGCACTGGTTATTTCAATTCCGATGGACAATATGTGCCTAGCGGCCAATATGATTCTGGTAACGGATATATCCAGCGAACTGACGGTGATACACAAAGTTCAGGATGGGGCAATATCTCAAGCGGGGACGCTGGTAACTATCTAGGAAATCAGTCATATCAAAATTATGATACGCCAGATTACGGTGGTAATTATGATTTTGGTTATGGAGATTGGGGTTAATTATGGCTATCGACACTCCATTAGACGGTTACGCTCTACTCCAACAATACCGGGCGCAAGAGCTTGCCGATGCTGCAAGGCGTCAGGCGATGGGTATTCAGGCCAATCAAGAGGGAAGGGCGGGAGCTTTGTTCCCTCTCCAGATGCAACATGGTGGCTTGCAGAATCAGGGATTGGCTAATCAGAATGCTCTATTCCCCCTGCAATCGCAGAAAGCCAATCTGGATATTCAGAAGGAATTGGAAGGATTAAGACGTGCCCAACAACAAAGGGGCGCTCTATCTGCGCTGACTAATCAGGGTGGTATGCCTGACCCCGGAAAAGTAGCGCAAGTGTTATTGGCTGGTGGAGATACCACTGGTGCTGCTCATTTCCTTAATCTTGCAAGACAATCCGGTTCGACTGTTCCTGCTGGCTATCGAAAGACTGCTACGGGACTCGAACCTATTCCGGGTGGCCCCGCTGATACCAAGATTCAGGGGCAATTGAATCAGGATACCGCCATGCTTGGCGAGAGTATGAACAGTATGGATAGACTCGCTGCTGAAGCGAACAGGCTTAAAGAGCATCCGGGGCTTGATAAAGCAACCGGGCTTATGAGTGCAGTTCCTTTGGCTGGCGGCTTTTTAACTGTGCCCGGAACGGACGCGGCTAACTTCAAGTCTGGATTGGGAACGCTTAAATCTCAGGTTGCATTCGGAACCTTGCAGAACATGCGTAACAACTCCAAGACCGGAGGCGCGTTAGGTCAGGTATCTAACATTGAAGAAAAGATGTTGATGGATAACCTCGCATCTCTGGACACAGCGCAATCTCCAGAGGAATACCGGAAACGGCTGGATACAATAATCAACTATACGAGCGAAGCAAAAGATAGGCTGCGGGGCGCTTACAACATCAAGCATGGCAGCAAGGGGCAATCTTCAACTTCTGAAAAATACGAAGTAGGCAAGACATACACCGATGCCCAAGGCAACAAGGCGACCTATCTTGGCATGGGTAAGTGGAAGCAATAATGGCATTCGATCCGGCAACCGCTAAACTTTCAGAGTTCGACCCCTCCAGCGCGAAGCTGGTAGAGGACGCTCCTAAGAAAGAATTGAAGGCGCTGACCAAGGAACCGTCTAACGCCATAGATCGTTTCCTGATTGAGAAGTTATCTCAGCAACCCGGACTTGGATTGGTTCCTGATATTCAGGGTTCCAAGGGTGGCAGGTTTATTCAGGGCATGGCTGATTTACCAGTAGGGGCGATGCAGCTCGGGATGAATTTGGTAGGCGCTGGCGACAAAATAAATCCTCAGTTGAAAGACATTAACGCCCGCACTGAACAACTACGTGGCCCTAATGCTGGTTTCGACTGGATGCGGTTAGGCGGGAATATGCTTAATCCTGCCACTATCGGGATATTGAGCAAAGTCCCTATGGCCGCTGACCGAATGGCTAAGATAGGTCAAGGCATTGGGATAGGAGCTGCGGCAGGCGCTTTAAGCCCCGTTACGACAGGGGACAACTTCGCGGCAGAGAAAGGCCAGCAAATAGCCTCTGGCGCTACCTTAGGGGGCATTATACCCGCCATAGCGCCATTAGTGACTATACCCGCCAAAGCCGGATACCACGGACTCATTGAGCCTTGGCTAAATCCTGCCGCTATCAAAGGCAGGGCTTATCTTGAAGCCGCAGGAACCAAGGCCAAGGATATTATTGATTTATTGCGAGAGAATAAGCAGATTGTTCCCGGTAGTCGTCCTACTGCTGGAGAAGCCGCTGTTCCTGCGGGAAGTGCTGAGTTCTCCGCTTTTGCCAAAGCCGCAGGAGAAACCAGACCTTCAGATTATGTTGCTCGCGCTGATGAACAGAACGCGGCTCGCTTGGGACAGATTAGGACTGTTGGACAGACGCCTGAAGCATTAAGTAGCGCCGAATCTGCCCGCAAGGTAGCTACCGACCCTCTCTATGCGGCGACGAGGGAAGGGGCTACTCCTGTAGATACCACGGAAATAGTTAAAAATGTCAGAGATATTCTTACAAAGAATCCGGGTAATCGTGAACTGGTAAGTGAGCTAACAAACGTCCAAAAAGGTCTAGTAGACGCCGAAGGTAACTTACGCACCAATCCGCAGGAAGTCGGTTCTGTCATAGACGGGCTTAAAGCATCAATTGCCAATAAAGATAATGCCTTTATAAAAGGTCGGCTGTCCCAAATAAAGGAACAACTTACCAAAGCAATTCCCGGATATACCGAAGCGCAGGCTAAGTTCTCTGAAATGAGCAAGCCCGTTAATCAAATGCAGGTCGGCCAATATCTTGAGGGGAAACTTATTCCGGCATTGTCGGAAGATGCCAAGCAAAAGGCTACCGTTTACTCAGGAGCATTGCGTGATGCTCCGGGAACGATAAAACGCGCTACTGGCTCTCCAAGATTCCAAGAATTATCTCAGGTCTTGGACGAAAACCAACTAGCAGCGGTTAATTCTGTTCGTGATGACTTGGCCCGTGGAGCAAGATTTACTGACCTAGCTAGGGCTGGCGCTAAAGCCGCTCCCGACGCTGCTGGCCCTGTAGGAAACCATAAACTGACAGGCATGTTTAGCCGTGAAGTCACCATTGCAAACGCCATCATCGGAAGGCTTGAGGGCAAGATAAACAAAACTCTTGCTGCTGAAATAGCGGTAGAAATGCTCAACCCTCCGAAGGTCGCAGACTCGCTGGAGAAAGCCGCCGCTAATGCTGCTGCTAATAAAGTCAGGGCAGACAATCTAGCCAAATGGCTTAGATACGGAACCGCAAGCGGATTGGTGGCTGGCGAAAGAAAGTAATGCCAGTCCAGAACCTACCGCCCGTCCCAAACACTCCTTTAGTCGCAGACCCCGCTTCTGACGCTATCTGGAAGCGTTGGCTATCGACTGCTTTCACTCGAATAGTCGCAGCAATGACGGGGCCAGTCTCCGTAGTAACCGCAAACGGAGTATCAGGAAGTGTAGCCAATCCGACGACTACACCGGCGATTACATTAAGTTTGGGCGCGATTACTCCGACGAGTGTATCGACTGGTAATTTAACGTCCAGTTCGTTGACTGCTGGCAGAGTTACGTTTGCCGGGACAGCCGGGTTATTGTCGGATAATTCCAACATGACTTGGAACAACACAACGCGAACATTCTCTATTGGGCCTGGAAATGGAACGCAGGGTGCATTTAATCAAATACTCGGATTAGACGGAGACCCCAATAGCGGTTCAGGATTTTTTGTAAATAACTATCCGTCTAATAAATATATAGGCTTCGGACAGGCCGCGACCTATGGATGGTTACAGAGTTTCGGTTCTGTAAATCTAGCTTTAAATCCTATTGGCAATCGAGTTGTAGTTGGTGGCGGTTCTGATAATGGAACTGATTTGCTGCAAGTCACTGGCACTGCTGGCTCTATTTACTGCACTTCTGCAAGCGTTCCATTGACCACTAATACCACCGCTTCTGGCACTAACGTAAAGACCGGATTACTTCAAAGGAATGGCAATGAGGTAATGTCATTTCGATACAACACCAGCACGAATGATTCATCAATTTATTTCGCTCAGACTGCTGCCAAAATCAGTGAAGTAAGCTCTACTGGTGTGTTCAAATTTGACCTTGGTTTTAGTATTCCAGACTTAGCCAAGATCGCAGATGCAAATGCAACGAATACAAACTATATCCAGATGGCGAGCACCGCGGGGGCAAATAATGTCCCCTCTACATTATTTTCTGGATTTCAGGGGAGCAACGACGGAAATCCATGTTTTAGATTTTGGGATCAGTCAACCAATGCGGGCAATAGATCATTCGGCGTTGGAACGGGAGGAACATACGCCGACCTATTCGTAATAATGCAGGGTGGTCAAGTTATTGTTAATGGCGCATCCTCAAAGACTATTGGAAACGCCAACCAGCTTCAAGTCCAAGGCACCACAGCCGCCACAAACTCCATTGGTATCTCCGCATGGTCAGCCGATGCTCTAGGCGCACGCTTGGAGATGGGCAAGTCACGCGGCGCAGCGATTGGCACGAATACGATTGTGCAGAACGGTGATGTGCTTGGCGGCAGATATGACTACGGCGCGAATGGTTCAGGATTCACATTGGGAGGCTCGATTGAAGCTGTTTGTTCTGGAACTCCCGGCGCATCCAATGACATGCCGACTGATTATGTCATTAAGACTACGCCAGATGGGTCTGGAACGCCGACTGAGGGATACGGGTAAACAATAAGCAAGCGGTCAAGTCAGCAACGACATTAAACACGGCAGGATATACTGTGGCGACTTTACCTGCTGGAGTTCAAGGTGCTTGCGCCTATTGCACAGATTTGCTGCTCCCCGCTTTCCTTGCCGTGGCCGTAGGAGGTGGGGCTGTAGTTGGGAAAGTTTTTTACGATGGGACAAATTGGGTGACTGATTAGGAGAAAAGAATGGCATTTGAAAAAGTAGATCGTCCTTACGAATTTCTGGTGCGCTGGCGTGATGGTAAGATTTCTGGCGCTCATGTTGGCTATGAGACTGGATTCATTGATGAGAACGGGAAAGGCGAGTTTGTTCCCGGCAAAGTTCAGCCTGTTGCTATAGGAGATGCTAAAGGCTTTCCGCTTAAAACCATACTCGAAGCAATACACATAGATGCATTGGCTGGCAGGGATGAGGCTTTAGAGGCACAGAAAGCCGCCGAACAATCCTCTACTGAAGCCCAAGCCAAAGTAACCGAAATGCTGGCCGCCGTGGATGCCGCACTCGGACAATTGAACACTCAGGTCGAATCGCTCAACGCGGTGAAGGCAAAGTTTGCGCCTGTTCAATCGGTAGATGCTGTGGCCGCAAAGGTTCCCTAACAACCAATAAGAAAGGCGATTATGGACGGCCAAGAAGAACAAGTTGAACTGAGCGGCCCCGGTGGGATGGGGCTTAAATTCAAGGGGCAAAGCCAGATGTTGCTTACTGTCTTGCTCATGTGCGCGCTTGCTGGCGGACTGTGGTATGTAATAAACGGCCACGCTGCGGAGTCTAAGAGCGGCATGTCTGAGAATACCGCCGCACTTAAAGCACTAACCGCCGAAGTCAAAAGTCAGGGCGATACGATGAAGGCTGTTATCTACGTTCTGACCCTACCTGAAAAGGAACGCGCCAAGCTGGATTTGCAGAAGCCTGAGAAACTGAAGGAGATGCAGCGATAATGGCCCGGATCACTGAAACCCCGAACGTAACCGCCTTCCTCGACATGATAGCCGTGAGCGAGATTGGGAAACCCCTGCTTGCCCATTCGGACGACGGGTATAACGTGCTGGTCGGCTCAACCCCTTCCAAACCGCTATTATTCGATGATTACAGCACGCACCCGAATATCCTGAACCGTGCTACCAATTCTACCGCTGCGGGGCGCTATCAGCTTCTACACCGTTATTTCAAGCCATACCGTGACCAATTGGGACTCCCCGACTTCGGCCCGGAGTCCCAAGACGCTATTGCGGTGCAGCAAATAAAGGAAAGCCATGCTTACGGGTTGGTGGTGGCTGGACAGTTTGACGCTGCGGTAGCTAAGTGCAATCACATTTGGGCATCACTACCGGGCGCGGGATATGGACAGCATACGAACGACTTGGTGGCACTTAGGGACGCATATCTTGATGCGGGAGGGTCGGTAGCGTGATATTTAGATTCTTGCACTGGATGCGTATCTATAAAAAGCGTGGTGCTGCGACAGTCCCATTCTGGCCGTGGTTCAAATGGACGTTATCAGGAGAGATTGACGATAGCCACTGTTATTGGAGGGCAAGAAAATGAACCCGATAACCCGATTGGAAATATACGCTGGCATCGGCGTAATCTTGATGGCGGTAATGCTCGGCGCTTATCTCAAGGGCCGCTCAGACGGGGCCGAAAAGGTGCAACTGAAGTTCGATGCGTTCGTTTCCGAAACCAAGGCGCTAGGCATGAAAGCCGAAGCCGACAAAGCCAAAAAGGAGCAAGCCGATGCTGCCAAAATCGCTACTGCCGTTACTACTCGTGATGCTGCTCTTGCCAGCCTGCGCGTCGCCCAAAGTCGTGCCCGTTCAGGTTTCGTGCCCAACAGTACCGCCGGTTCCAAAGACTCTGGAAACGTCTGTTATGACCGCCCAACCCTTGACGCCGCGTTACGAAAACTTGATACAGGAGTTTCGAACCTCGTTACAGAAGGCGATGCGGCAATGATTAACGGACGGGCGCTACTCAGTTCGTGGCCTAGCGCAATACCCAAGTAATTGGTGCGTTCGGCAGGATTCGAACCTGCAATATGTGCGTCCGCGTCATCTGCCCTAACCTACCGCACGCTCGGTTAGGGTTCCTCCGATAACGTTGCACGCCATCGGTCATTCTCGGAATGTCTACCATTTCCACCACGAACGCAATGAACATTATATCAAAAAGGTGGGCGACCAGCATATCAGGGAGGTAATATGCTGGTCACGGTACGGGGATACCGTTTGCCCGTTGTTCAGTCTTGCGGCTTGCGATTGAGAGGGCTTCAGCTACCGCGTCCGCAATGGCGAAATTAAGATTTGGAAACTCCCCATTATTTTGCTTCAGCCACCATTGCTCGGCATGAGAAATTGCAATTTCCTCAATCTGTTCCTCACTCGCCGCCCCGCGAGATTCGGCGGCTTCTTTAAGCATTTCATCACAGTTCTTTAGACGCACATTGAGGCGCTTATTTTCGATTGTTGCTGCCTCCAACTGCGCCAACGCGCTTGTCAGTGCGGAGCGGAGAGTGTCGTAATCAATTTTTACTTTACCCGCTCCTTTGCAGATATGGCATGTCTGGAGAGTTTTTCTTGCATTATCAACAAAGCTAGTAACAGCAACTTTTCCTTCTCCCCTACATGCGTTGCAGATTGGCTCCTCCGGCATCTTCACATCCGCAGTCATTGATGAGAGGCGGGCGGCGGCTTCTGCTGACACTTTTCCAAACTCTTGCAGAGTTGGAGCATCATTACGATGTTCGCAAATAGCAGAAATCTCTAGCAGTCGCTTAATAAGTTCGGCATCGTTCATGGCCCGCGCTTTGCCGCGAATCTTGTCTAGTTCTTGTTCGTGCTGCTCAACGGTTTTCATACTGATTTTCTCCTGTCAATCCGAGAAGGGCGGCGGTCTCTCTTTCGCTTGTTCTTTCTTACAGCGACGCATCGAAAATCATGGACGTAGACTACTGTTTCTGCGCCCGGATACAGGCATACAGACTCTCCGCCCTCTATATCAATAACAACAAAATCTCCGTTCTCTCCTTCTTCATTCTTTAACTTTATCCGGACTGTCACGAATTTCCTTTCGCTGCGTCACGAATTGTTTTTGCAGCAGCAGCAAGCAATGGATGATTTGTTGGCTCAAGCAACTTGGCGCACCGTTCGTAAGCCTCCACCAGAGCGCGATTGGCGGCGGAGAGTTCTTGCAGAGTATATTCATATTCATCTGCAACACTGTGTAGCCCGTGCGAGCGCAGAAGTTTAATCTGCAACTGTTGCAATGTGGGGCATGTCGTCCCCTCCGCTGGCGAAGATGGCGGGGGGGGCGTATTGCAATCCATGTGGGCAACTCTAGTTCCAGATGGGAGATATTTGAAATACTGCCCGACTTTAATTTCCTGATCGCAATAGGCGCAAGCGGGCAGAACCGCCTGCTGCTCGACAGCGGGGGCGGCATACAAAGGATAAAGCGGCTTCCATGCATTAGGATATGGGGGACTCTCTGGATTCATTTCATGCAACGCCCTAGCGCATGGCTTAATATTGTCCCCAAGCGGGTCTTTACCGATGTATTCCCACATCCAAGCAATCGGCACCATCACATTCGGCTCAGTCATATCAACCTTTCTTGCGGGCGGCTGCACAGGCTTCAAATAAATAATCCTGTGCGTTTCTGAAGTTAATCAACGCTCGGCCGGTTCCAGTCCTTCTCAATGTTTGTCTGCGGTAATAAAAATTCATAGCCGCCTCAAACACGCGCTTCTGTGCTTTGGTCATATCCCGCTCCTGAACGAATTACAAATCGCCCGATAGCACCTTGCTGCCGTCACCGGACTTTCCATCGCAACAGTAACCGCCATCTTCTTCGACTCAGCCGACAGTTTGTAGTGCTTGCAAACGAAGTCCATGTCGGAGCGCAGTTGCTTTAGGTTGGGGCGTTTCATTTGACCGTTATCCTTTCGTTTGTCCACATCCAAAGGATGTATTGCTCGAAGGCTCGTTGCCAGATTTCATCTTGTACTTCTCGGCTAAGTTGACTCCCGTAATCGAATACAGAATGGCATTCGTTACAGCTAGGAACGGCAAAACAATCATCAGACTTATGACCAGCACCGCGGCCATGCCGAAGCCTATTAGAATGAGCAGGGACACTAGGATTGACGCCGGAACAGCAAATATTCTGGATGCGAAGAAAGCATGGGGCGTCATGGGCTATGTCCAGTAGTTTACGGTTTCGGTAGGTCACAATTTCCCACGCTCATTCGCTGACTGAGTTTGCCAAGCCTGTATTTTCGCTTCAGCAGCCACCCGCAGGAATCGCAGATGTTCGTCGGCCTCGATTGCTGTGCGGATGCAGTCCAGATGCGCTCTGTAACGCTTGTCGTCGTAGGCTATGGCTTCCTGTGCTCCCAAGGATTCGTCCTTATGCTCGCGCATGATTTGGCCTTTAAGCACCTTCCTGAATTCCTCAAGGTAGGCGCGTTCGGCGCGAGCTTTGGCGGCTTTCAATGCCGTATCCCGAAGCCAGTCGATTGCCTTTTGAACGTCGTCGTCAGTAATCATCAGAATGGCATGGAATCGTCGTCGTCAAAATCCGGGCCGCTGTGCTTGCACGGTTCTGGCGGTGGTTTGTCGTCCCGATCTGCGCGGGCGGCTTTGGGCTTGAACGTGCATGAAAGGAAATCTCCCTTTGCCCCTTTCTTCGTCCATGCCGCGACCTCGATAGGCTTCCCGTCCAAGTCCTTTCCTTCGCCCTTGTAGTCAGGGTGATTGCCGGCTTTCTTGTGTTCGTTTCTGAACAGGCTGAACGACCCCGGCTTATGCTCGAAAGCCATTATTTCTTCCCTTCGCGGTGTTTGGTCATTGCAGACCGTTCCTTGCTATCGAACCTGCTCCATAAGGCGACCTTGGAATCGGCGTCCAAATGGGCTTCGTCAATCGCGGTTATGGCGACCTCCATGTTCCCGTCCTTCAGGTGTCCTTTGACCACCAGCGCCAAATCCGTAAGCTGATGCCGCTGTTTCTCAGTCAAAGCCTCCCATGCACCCGCTGTCGGGGTAATCGCTTCCTTGGTAGGTTTGTGCGTTGCAGCATTGGCGTCGTCGTCCACATCCCCCACAACCCCGCAGATCGCCATTAGAGCGTAGCGGCGGGCGTAGGTGATGGCAGAGCCATACCCTTGGGCGTCCTTCTTCGTGGCGGGCATATAGAACGCGCTGGAGAGCCATTGCCCTGACTGGTGGACAAGCACTGTTTCGCAGACAATGCCGTCTGGTTCGTGGCTGAGTAGCTGAGTCACAGCCAAGCCCTGTTCGGCAAGGATGGGGGTGACGGTATCCCTGACCCCGCACAGGCTGGCGTATTGGTTCTTGAAGAACGGGTTTTCGCTGTCCAAGGGCGGGTTTTTCATCTTCAACTGCGCTTTGACGAGCGAGGCGCACAAGGCGTCTATGTTCTCAGACTTTTGCATGTTTGCTCCCTAAAAATTCATCGAATCTGTGATAGCTTTCAATCAGTTCAACGAGCCTGTCTCCATTCCAGACCATTTCGTTTCTGCACAGCTAGTCGGAGTAGGCCTCATACATTTCCTCGTTTTGCGACAAATCTGGATAGTCGTCAAATTGATCTTCGTCTTGCTGCATATGCTGTCCTTTATTCAAAATTCATCCAAAGGTGACTTAGCTGGAGGGGAAGATAATTTATTGGGCGGTTGAAGCGATGAAGATACCGGCTCTCCGGGCAGAATGTCGCCAAGTTTCAGGTTGATTCCGTCAGTGGTTATTGGCCGTTTTCTCCGCTTGATAGCCATCACGATTCCGCATGTATCACATGCCTTATGGTCGCCAGCAATGAACGATACTTGCGACGCTGGAATGTATGACCTTTCGCCCTTACGAAGTTTGCGCCACTTATGCTTGCCGCGAAGCCAGCAGATTAGTCTGAATATCATTTGTGGCCCTTCTGCCCGTATTCGGGTTTCCACAAGCCGACACAGAATTTCCTGTCTGTCAAAGCGTCCAAGTGAGGCAATGCCATAAATTCCTTGTCGTGTTCCCTGCATGAGCCAGCAGTAACCCCGAATGCGCCCTCTGGCGTAATCTTCAGAACATAGGCAGTCCATACCGCAACGGGCGTCTGTTTTCCTTGGTCTGCACAGATTAGGCAATTTTCAATGTCGCCACCGTTATACATATCGATTTTCATCTGTCATTACCTTTCAATATTTCAGAGGGTTTGCATCCAAGCGTCTAATTCCATCGGCGTTTTCCATCTGCAATTCGGCCCGTATCCGTGAGCAACTTTTCCTTGTTCGTGGCAGTCTATGCAATGGGATGCCGGTGGACTGATTTCAGCACGACCACTCGCAGGAGCAAGCCAGAACTGAATCAGCGGTTTCAACTTCAAGCAAGTTAAGCAACGCCGGTACAACTGAACCTCCGAAAAAGAAAGCGAAGGAAACCTCAAACCCCCCTTACCCCCCTTGCATTTGCAAAGAGGGAGTTACCGGTCAACAGCCGGAAAGCCCAAAGGAAGGGAAAGAAAAAGGCAGAATGACCTCCGCGCACTCGGTCTTTTTCTCTACCGACCACGCGCAAAGAAAAGGCCGATGTAGGCTGCACCGTGATATTGGAAACCTTTGGGCGGCAAGGAGGGCGCGTTCGGGTTACCACGGCACAGGCTAGATCGGCCTGTATCTCCTTGCTACATACTCGGCTTCCATACCGAGGCGCTTCTAAGCGCGACCATATTTTGAACAAGTCAGGATTCATTGTCAATAGCTCCCGCTCCCGCTCCAGCTCCCGCTCCTGCTCCCGCTCCTGCTCCCGCTCCCGCTCCCGCTCCCGCTCCAGCTCCCGCTCCCGCTCCCGCTCCCGCTCCCGCTCCTGCTCCCGCTCCTGCTCCCGCTCCCGCGCCGGTAACGCGATCTGCAAGTGTTGATGTTCATGTTATTTCAACTTGCCGAAACTTTCGATTGCGTCAATCTGCACATACCATTGTTCGGGCAATTCCTGCGCGTCTTTCCATTTCTTGTCGCCAAACGGCCCCGTTTCGTAGACCACAGCGGCAGAAGTCAGCAGCACACAGGTTTCATTCACGCCCGACAGTATCCCGGTGTAGATGTAGTTCGCGCAGAAAATGGTAACGCGCTCGCCCAACAGTTTTTCCAGTCCTTCGCCTTCCACTTCGGTTACGATTTTCTTCATTTTCTTCCTTTCAGTTGTTGATAAAACACTCAGGATTCATGAGTCAAGCGGCTTATCCGATGGTCAGAATTGCCGGATTGACGGTCGCGCCGGATTTGTCCATTTCAGCGGCTTTGGATTCGTCTTTCACGTATTCGCGGTTGTGCCATGCCCGCAGTTGATCGCCATGCTCCCAAAATTTTGAAAGCCCACTTACCGCAGCGCCATACATGAAGCCGGTTATTCCGTCCGTGTCAGCAGCGCGACTTGTGGCCTCGGCGCACTCCTTGACTGTTGACCCGCTGGCAATTGCCGCCTCCATCAGATTCGCCCAGTCCTCGCCGTAGGTAACGCAGCGATTGCTGTAGGGGTCGTCTTTGTTGATTGCTTGATAGTCTGCGTATTCCTTTTCCAGCCCTTGTTTAATCTGCATGATTTTCTCCTTGGTTAGTGTTCCAGATAAAGC